AAGGAAGTTAACACGTAATAAGAGAATGCAAGAGAATTTTGATGTAACACTGAGTAAAGAAGAATGTGAGCACCACGAGCTATGTGGTTGCAAGTTAGTAGTGAAAGGGATCTCTCCGGCTACGGAGGGGTTCCTATTTGAAGGGGACGGGTCATCGCTAACATCCCAGTTTGATAAGGCGAAGGAGGCCATGGGGGGATATGAGTGGACGAGCCCTATGGATAGGAAGTTGTATACGAAGCAGGAAGCATATTTTCTATCGAGAGTGAAAGCGGATTCTACAGTTCGTGTGATAGAGAATCCGCCACCTTATCGGTATGAAGAGTATCAAGACTCTCCGCTGCCAGATCTTCATCCGGATGTACGCTCTGCATTGTTGAAGTCAGACGTGACATACATGAGGAAGATAATGCCGAGATTTGATTTTTCACTTCCATGGCTTCAGAAGGAAGTGTGGAGAGAGACAGACGCCGTACCTAGTTTGCAGGCGTTATGTGTTCAAAGATTCTCCGCGTACTACTGGGCAACGGGAACGAGGAATGGGCGGCCGTTCGTGATTTCTGCGATGGAAGGGATGCAGACAACGAAGTTTGCGGACAGTGTTCTACAGATGTCGCGGATACCTCCGGAGGGGTTAAATGAGTTACTTCCATTCTTTCCAGATGCAATGAATCATATGTATCGCATGATGAAAATAGATATATCACAGCAGGAGCATATACCTTTTTCTTTGAAACCGTTAGAAGGGATGTATCTAGGAGCTTCGAAAGGAATAGATCTAGGAGAGACCAGGGAGATTAAGGAAGGTCTCCACCCTATTAAGGTAAGTCCATTAGGGAAAAAAATAGATAGTTTTGATCAGGATCTAGATGCGATAATGAATTTCGTCCTGTATGGCACAGAGCCTCCGATTTGGTGGACAGTATCGCCAAAGAACGAGAATTTTTTTTCCTGGACAAAGCAATGGACGCAAGCGGACTGGGATTCATGGAAAGCCAAGATCAGATCCTTTTACATTCCAAATAGTGTCTATATCCTACTAGAGAAAGTAGTCTCCTTCCACCGGCATAGGCGCGAACGAGGGTGGGTAATTTGTATCGGTCACCCCTGGTCGCGTGGAGGTGGAAATACTATGGCTAAGAGACTGGGGATTACAGTCAAGAATTGTTTTGAGAAACGAGTTCACGAAGGTGATGGAAAGAATTATGATGCGACTGTAGCAGAGCAATGTGTGGATGCGTATTGGTCAAGTATGTTAATCGGGATGAAGCAAGACACAGAGGATTACAAGATATTTGAAGCTATTGCTAAGTTTCTGATTAAGAATATGTTAACAAGAGTGACAAGAATCTTTGGAGCCATATGGGCGGAGGTGCATGGAGGGGTTCCTTCGGGGGCCTTTAATACGTCTCATATGGATTCGTGGATCATGTTATTATATCTGACATTGTTCTTTTCTCATCAGGTACGAACCGCCCCTGAAGACCAGAGAGAGATGCTTGAAGAATTTTACATCGATCACATTATGGC